TGCGGCGGCGCTGGCGATGGGTTTCGCAAGGGCTCGACCCATCCTACGAGCTGTCGTTTGAATTGGTGCGGTCGAGAGGACTCGAACCTCAGACAACGTGCTGGAATCGTTAACTACGATTCTGACTATCGCGCCCAATCCCCACGTGACGCCCGGACACCGCTGGGTGATGGTTCTGACAACGAACCCCCGTGGCCACCACCCCACATAAAGCGAAACCCCGCGAGCTTTGCAGGGCGGCGCGGGGTTTCCGATCACCGGTTGGCGACCGTCGAAAGCCCGTCGTCAAACGGCTCCCGACCGCTCTCACATAGCACAGGGACGGCACGGTTGCACCGCAAGCGCGGGCGCGCAGGCCGGCGGTGGCTGCCATGACGCCATACGCCGACATGGTGCGCGATCTCCTCGCCGCTGTCTTGCCGCACGACGCTGTGGTGCGAGCTGTAGCGGCGGCTGAGAATGCCGCGGCGGTCGTGTTGTCCAGCGAAATTCCACCGGACGATCGCCTTGCAAGAATCCGCGCTGCCGATCGTAAACGCAAAGCGGCAAAGCGGTCTGTCCAGCGGAATCCACCGGAGGCCGGGCATAAGCCCGGCGGCGGTCGCATCGACTTCTGCTGGCTCGTCTTCGACCGCGCCTACTCCGGCGAGGCTGAGGTGCGGTGGCTGCATCGCGAAAAGCGGAGGGCTTCATGAGCTCACGCCCTCAGGACTTTTGGAGTCCCGTTTCGATCAAGCCCGCGCCCGCGCTTGCCGAGCTGCATGAGATGGTGTTCGAGCGATCGGAAAAACGGTCGCCGAAGTGGAAGTTTCGGCTCGCACCGGATCTCGTCCTGCAGGTTCAGCCCAAGCTGACCCAACGCGCTTTGTTCAAGTTCGAATGTCGCAGCATTCGTCGCAAGGGAGCTGACCTCGCGGACCTGTTGGCAAAGCGGCAGGACATCCAGCGTCCCTACTGGTTTCTGGATTTTGATCTTTATGCCAACGCGGACACTTGGATCTTCCAGGCGCGCTGCGTCAGCCGCAACAGCGACTCGTCGCTTCGCCAGGACCTTATCGACGAATTTCAGGCCGGCCGCTTCGACGTCCTGCAGCCTGATCTGATGCTCGGATCGCACTGCCTGGTCTATGGCAAGAGCCTCACTGACCCGGCCTCGATGGCGCGATTCATCGAACCCGAATGCGCCGGCACGTCTTCACTTGCTGTGAGGTGGGTTATTCACCTTGCGGAGGCGCGGTCATGACTCGCAACAGGCCGTTCGGGGAGCTGTCATGAACGTCATCATCCGCACCGCCACGGCAACCTTGCCGCCTCGCATCGTGATCCACGGCAGCGAAGGCGTTGGCAAAACCTCGCTTGCCGCGAGGTTTCCTGTGCCGATCTTCCTGCAGACTGAGGACGGCTGTCCCACCGGGCTTACTATCAGTACGTTCGGACTGCGGGACAACTTCAGGGATGTGCTCGGGTGTTTAGCGTTCCTTGGCACCGAACAACATGACCATCGCACGCTCGTCGTTGACAGCCTGGACCCGCTAGAGCCGTTGATCTGGCGCGAAGCCTGCACCGCGAATGGATGGGCATCGATTGAGCAGCCCGGGTACGGCAAAGGATATGTCATCGCCGACAATTATTGGCTGGATTTCCTCGCCGGCCTCGATTTTCTGCGCCGTGAACGCGGAATGACAATTGTTCTCCTGGCGCATTCCGCCATCGAGCGCATCGATGATCCCCGGGCCGCTTCCTACACGAGCTACCAATTGCGTTTGCACAAACGCGCACGTGGTCTCGTGCAGGACTGGGCCGACGCGATTCTGTTTTTGGCGCCCGATCTCAACGTCACGAGCGAGGACGCGGGTTTCGGCAAGAAGCGCGCCCGCGCCGATGGCGGCTCGACCCGTTGGCTTCACTGTGAAGGACGCCCGTCCTTCACGGCGAAGAACAGGTACGGCTTGCCGCCGAAAATCATGATCCCGAAGGACTTCAATTACGACGCCGCGTTGGCGCCGTACTTCCCGCCGGCCGTGGCGGAATAGCAGCGCGGCCAAACCGAACCAGGAGACGGACACATGAAGAGTCAGAAGATGCTGAAGGAGGAAATTCGCCTGCTCAAGCTTCAGATCAGCATCAACGAGATGATTTCGGTCAGTCTCAGGGACCAACCCAGCACTGACGAAATGAAACTCAAGCTCGCTCGTCTTCAGCAGAAAGCGGAACTCAAGCTCGTCAACGACTGACTCACCAACAAACCAAAGGGAACCTCACATGAGCATGGACTTCCATGAACCCTACACCCCGACCGATCTCGGCGGCTTCGATCTGTTGCCGCCCGGCGAGTACATCGCGCAGGCGATCGAAGGTCGGATTGCGCCGCCAAAAACCGGCAACGGTTATGCGTTGACGCTGACGTGGAAAATTATCGAAGGCGAATACGAGAACCGGCAGGTTTGGCAGAACATCTCATACGTGCACCCAAAGGCCGGCGCGCAGTATCACGGCCAGAAGATGCTGAACGCGGTCATCGCCGCCGTCGGCGCGGCGACGCCGTTGAAGAATGTCGAACCGTTGCTGTTCTCGCCGGTCCGTCTCGGCATTGCGATCGAAGTCGATAAGACCGGTGCCTTTCCCGACAAGAACCGGGTGGTGAAGGTCTCCCCTCTCAATAGCGAGGCGGCTGAGGCCGCAATCTCACCGGCACCTGTACCAAAGCCAGCACCCGCACCTGTAGCAGCACGTCCGGCGCCTGCCGGCACCGCGCCGTGGCATAAGAAGTGAGGGAGGCAGGTATGACCGATATTCCGATGCAGGCCATCCGCCGTGTGCTCGATTATCTGCACGACGAGCGCAAGCACTTCGAAAGCAATCCCAGTGACGATCACATCTACCGCAGCATCAAGGTGGTGGAGGAATGGATCGCGTCTGGCGAACGGTTCCGCGGCGGAAGAAATAGGGGGCCGCGATGTTCATGATCAATATGCCTCTCGACTTCAAGGTTGGCGAAACGCGAGACTGCAGGATCAATCGCGAACCGAAGCGCATTACATGGCGCGACCAGCATACGCTGGTGATTGAGCCCGCCGATGCGCGCCAGATATTCCACACCGAAGCTGATGGCGAGCTGCGTTGCTTCATATGCGGCGATGCTGGCGCGAGAAAAGCAGAGATTACTCATCAGGGTCCCGGTGGCATCGTCATAAGCCAGGAGGACTGACTGCGGTCGATCCCGGTTAAACACTATCGTAAGGAGTAACCAATGACTGACAATTTAGGGCGGTTGGTATCGGCAGAAGAGAGTCATGCCGAAAACCCCGAGACTTTCTGGATACCCGACAAGGCAGACCGCGACAGCCTACAGCCGGGCGACATCGCTAAGGTGATCTTCAAAACGTACACAGGCGATGGCTTCACCGGTGAGAGAATATGGGTCAAAGTCACGGGGCGCATCGGTAACAAGTATATTGGAAAACTGGACAATATCCCCTTCATCATCGCCAACAAACTTGGTGATCGGGTATGCTTCCGTGCCGAACACGTCATCGACATCCACAGAAAAGGCGAAGACGGAAGCCGGTAATGTTCGAGCTGCGGCCATACCAAAGCCAGGCGCTCGATTCGCTTGAAGCGTATTGGCAAAACGGCGGCGGTCACCCGCTAATCGCGATGGCGACCGCCACCGGCAAGTCGTTGGTCATCGCGTGGCTGATCCGGGACCTGATGCAGCGGGTCCCGGACCTGCGGATTCTCGCGCTCACCCATGTGCAGGAACTGATCAAGCAGAACGTCGACCATGTGCTGGCACTGTGGCCAGACGCGCCGCTCGGTATCAACTGCGGCGCACTCGGCAAGCGCGATTTCAATCATCCCATTCTGTTTGCGTCGATCCAAAGCGTGTTCCGTAACCCCGAGGCAATTGGCAAACGAAACCTTGTACTGATCGATGAAGCACATCTTGTGCCGCACGACGGCGACGGGATGTATCGATCGCTGCTTGATGGTCTGCATCAACTAGAACGAATTGCTGGCTTTACCGCAACGCCATACAGGCTCGACAGCGGTCAGCTCGATGAGGGCGAAGGTCGTATCTTTAACGATGTCGTTTTCAACTACGGCATCGGCGAAGGAATCCGCGATGGCTGGTTGTCGCCGCTGTCGTCGAAGCGGACCGACACGCAGATCGATGTGACCAATGTCGGCCGTCGCGGTGGTGAATTCATCGAGTCGGAATTGCAAGAGGTCGCCAATGTCGACGCTGTCGTTCGTGGCGCCTGCAGTGAAATTGTGAAACATGGTGCGGGCCGCCGGTGCTGGCTCGTCTTCTGTGCCGGTGTCGATCATGCTTTACACGTCAGAGATGTTTTGCGCGCACATGGCGTCACGGCCGAAACCGTGCTCGGCGAGACGCCCACCCATGAGCGTGAGGAGACCATCGCGGCTTTCAAAGCCGGCGAGATCAGGTGCCTCGTCAACGTCAATGTACTGACAACCGGTTTTAACGTGCCCCAGGTCGACATGCTGGCGATGCTGCGACCGACGCTGTCGACTGGCCTTTACGTCCAAATGATCGGACGCGGCACCCGCAAGGCCGAGGGCAAGACCAATTGCCTTGTGTTGGACTTCGCGGGCAATGTGTACCGGCACGGGCCGGTAGACAGCGTCGATCCAAAATCCAAATCCGTTGCGGTGAAGCCGGGTGACGTGCGTGCGAAGGCGTGCCCGCAATGCGATGAACTGGTGCCGCTCAATACCTCTGAATGTTCTGTCTGCGGTTATCAGTGGCCGCGACCGGCACCGAAGCCGAAGCATGCGACCGTCGCCGACGCAATGCCAGTGCTGTCGACCGGACAGAGTTGGGTTGAGGTAACCCACACATCGTTCCGCATTCATTACAAGCGATCCGATCCTTTGGCGCCGCCGAGCCTGCGTGTCGATTATTTATGTGGCCTGACGGTCTACAGCGAATGCGTCAGCTTGCAGCGCGATGGCTACGCTCGCGCGTGCGCCGAGCGTTGGTGGTTCGCCATGGGTGGCGAAGCGCCGGTGCCGGTGACCGTCGCCGAGGCGCTAGGCCGTAGGTACGAGATCGGTCGCCCGTTCGAGATCGCCGTTTACCGCAATGGTCAATATTGGAACGTCGCCGATCGCCGGCTGCGCCGTGATGATGGCACCGTGGTCGAGGTCGATCGCAATTCCAACACCTGGGTCCCGAAATCGCGCGAAACCGCATATGAGGCCATGAAGCGCGAGCCCATTAACGACTCCATTCCTTATTAAGCGGGAGACGCTCCGATGCAGATACACGATTTCTCCCACTACCGATGGCCGGACGATCCTGAAGCAGAGGCGACATCCGAGTTTGATAGGCAACTCGAAGAAATACATGAGTGCTGGCACGGTATCATATTCGACGAAGTTGAGCGCAACCCGCTGTTTCGCGCTTATCTCGAGACAATCATGATGCTGTGCGAAGGGCAGATGACGCAATGACCAGCGCCGTCGCGCGCTTCGCCACCCTGAAGCCGACGACGTGCGCGGTGTGCCGGCGGCGCGCGATGTGGATCGGATATGCGCCCGCTCACCGAGCACCCATCGCATGGGTTTGCGGTGATGACCGCTGCAGTCACCTCGCCAGGAAGGTCTACACGATGCCCGATCAAATACTCGATGCCTTCGAGCAGGGCGCCGCATTCGAGGCCGGCGCGACTGCGGCCGGGTATCTCGAAGAGGTAGGCACGACCGACCTCGCCAAGCTGACAGAGGCGCAATTCCGCGAATTTCTGCGCCGGCTGATCGTCGGCTTTGAGCAGACGCTGCGCCGGAAAATTCTCGACAACGAAGCGCCTTTCTAAGGGAGGAGCCACATGGGTCCGTACCGAGAGCTTGGCGAGCGGTTGATCGACCGTGGCTATGGCGCGCTGCCGATCATGCCCGGCACCAAGCGGCCCGGCTTCCTGTTTGCCGGCTGCTGGATTGGGCTGGCGAATTGGCAGCGGCGGTTCAATAACGGCGCACCATCCCCGATGGAGCGCGTCGGGTGGGGAGCCGGCGACGCAGGCCTCGGCGTGCTCGGCGGCTACCATGGCCTGGTCGCCGTTGACGTCGACACCGACGATCCCGCCATCACGGCCACGTTGCGAACGGTGCTGCCGCCGTGCCCGTGCGGAAGCGCGGTCAAAAGGGCGAAACGTCGTTCTACTACGGTCCGGAGATCGAGAAGTCGCAGTCCTGGGATATCAACAAGAAGCGCGTAGTCGACCTCATCGGACCTGGCCGGCAGACGGTATTGCCGCCGACGATCCATCCCGACACCAAGCAGCCGTATCGCTGGATCACCTGCGAGACCTTGGAGGACTTCGAGCCGTCGGAGCTGCCGCCGCTGCCGGCCGACATTGCAGAGCGCATCACCGCAGCCCTGGCGCCGTTGGGCTACCATTCCGAACCCGCGCCGCATGCCGTCAATGGCGATGCCGATAGCCCGTATCGGCAACTCAACGATCAGGCGCTCGCAAATCTCGCCGCCTGGGTGCCGGCGCTGAATCTCTACCGCTACCGGCCGGCCCGTGGCGGCTACGAGGCGGTGCCGCTGTGGCGGCCGTCGACCACAAACCGGCGGCCTGAGAAGCGACACTTGAACCTCAAGATAGTGCCGGCCGGGATTCGGGATTTCGGCGCCGACGAGGGCTACACGCCGATCGACCTCGTCATGGCCGCTTGTAGCTGCGATTGCGATACCGCATTCCGGTTCCTGGCCGAGCGGCTCGGGTTTGGCGTTGAGGTCGATGTGTCGGGCCTCGTGCCGGATCAGGAACCAGCACCGAGGGTAGGGGCAGAACCGCTGCCGGCAGAACCGAAGCCGGCACCAGTACCGCCTTGTGACGATCTCGAGCCCTTCACTAACCCGCCTGGACTCGTCGGGGATATCATCGACTGGGTCACTGCTACGGCACGGCGGCCTAACCGGGTGCTGGCCCTGGGCGCTGCTATCACCGTAGTCGGCACCCTGATCGGCCGCCGGGTTGCGGGCCCCACCAACTCGGCGACTCACTTGTACGTGGTGTCGATCGCTCGCTCGGGTGCCGGCAAGCAGCACGTGCTCGACGCCACTATGCGGCTGATGTGCGCCGCCAAGGCCGACGCCCATATCGGGCCGTCGCGGTTCTATTCCGGCAGCGCCATCTTCCAGCGCCTTACAAATCAACCAGTCATGCTTTGCGTCCAGGACGAGGTCGGGGCGGTGCTGCGGGCGGTCACGAACCGGAAGGCGGGCGCCCATGAACGTCAGGTCGGCGAGTTGCTGCGGTCGCTGTGGGGCTTGTCTTTCGCCATCCTGCCAGCTCCGGCATGGGCGACTATCGACACCATTAAGCTTGTGCAATGTCCCGCCATGTCGATCTTTGGACTGTCGACGCCTGACGAGTTCACCGCAGCCTTGCAGGGCGAGAGCATCGACAATGGCCTGCTGAACCGGTTCCTGGCGCTTCCCAGCACCGTTCGTGTGGCGGAGATCGATCCATTGCCGGATCCGCTTGTGGTGCCCCAGCACCTCGCTGACGGTTTGCACCGGCTCTATCTCTGGTCGGGACCGGAAAGCTTGCTGCACATCGGCAATCCCGAGACGGCTCACACGCCGGATGTTCTTTCGTGGGCCAGCACCAAGGCGCGGGACTGCTACGCGGAGTTCGGCCGGATGGTGGAGAGTCATACCGACGAGCATCCCGCCAGCGCGCCCTACCTCGCCCGCTGCGTCGAGACCAGCATTCGGCTGGCCACCATCCGCGCTGCAGGCCGCTGGGGCCGCGGCGGTAGCGTTGGCCTCGATGACATGGAATGGGGCGCTGGCATCGCTTGGATGGCCACGAAGAGCCTCGCAGAGGCGGCGCAGGACTACATGCCCGCAAATGAGCGGAGCGAGATGCTTGGAAAAATTGGTAGCCTGATCCGCCGCCGCGGGGCGATGAAGCCTAGGGAAATTCAGTCGTGGATTAGGGGTCGGCTCAATTCGCGAGAGATCAAGGATATTCTCGGGCAATTGGTCGAGGCCGGAGAAATCGAATGGACCGATCAGGGATATCGATCGTGTTAGTAATGCTAGTAGCCACATTTGCTCCCGATTACAACCAAAAAAGATCAATAATATCATATAGATATATATTGTGTTTGTATTGTTTGTAAGAAGAAGGAAGAGGGAAGGAAGAGAAGAAGTCTCTCTTGGGGGGTGTACTACAGAGGCGCAGCAAACGCGCATACATTGCAAACATGTCCGGTGGTAATTCGGTAATGGTTGCGGGCAACAAATTAATTCGCGTGCCGTCACGGCAAAATTTGCTTAATTTCCCGCCGCATGGGCTCCGAGGAAGAATTAATTTCTGGCGCCGCCGAATGGTATCCTGTGCGGGTCCGGCCGGGTGCCGAGGCCAAGGCGTTCGTCGGCCTCGAGGCCGCCCATTTGCAGGCCTTCCTGCCAGTGGAGCTGGTCAGAATTACTCTTCGCCGCAGCAGCGAGATACAGTGGCGGCCATTGTTCCCGGGACACATGTTCGCGATGCTGGACCCCAATCGAGACCTTCCGAAGCTGCAGTCGATCGACGGCGTCGATGATGTGGTGCGGCGCGACGGCAAGCCGGCGCCGGTTGCCGATGACGTCGTCCGTGCGATCCGTCGTGCCGAGCGGGACGGGCTGTTCGATGCTGCTGCCCGCTGCCGGCAGCCTTATGACGACGCCTCGGCACCGGACGCCCGGTTTGCCGGCCTGGTGGCGAAGATCAGACGAAACCGCTGGTCGAAGGAGCGAACACAATTGTTGATGGAGTTGCTGATCGGAAATGACCTCTGAAAAACAGATTACACATCTCTATGTCGTAGGTTAAATCATTGATTTATCACGCGTTCTTGCGCCATGTCGCGTCCGTGTTGCGGTGTGGCGACTACGGCGTCGTCTGCGTCGACACTATCCGTCGCCGATGGTACGAGTGGCGGGCTGACGATCATGGAAACTGCCCCGCTTCGGCGGGGCTTTTTCATGCGGTTCCCTGACGTGGCCCTTCATAACCCAACGGGAGCCACGCGCAGGCGGGTCGATCCGGTATCCCGGAAACACGCTACGGGTCGACCCGAGATGCTCGCCGCCAAGGAGCACGCAACCGCGCTGCTCAAGCGCAAGCCGTTGGCCACTGGGGTCTATAAGGCTACGCCGGAGCGTAGCCTTGTCGACCGGCGGCACCGACGCCAAGCACAGGCCCTGACCTTCGCCGAGGCGGCCCGAGCTGACAGATTGAGGCTCGCGGAAGGAACACATCGGCGAGCTGCTTCGTTGCCACGCCATGCCCGCACCAAAATGGCCCAACCTGCCGGTGCCGCCGGCACCTGCGCTGACGCACGATGGC